CGTATCGAAGCGAGCGCGTCTCAAAGGCGCCTCGAGGTCCAGACGACGCGTCCGATGATGTGGACTTCATCGGCATCACGCTCGTAGGTCTCGTATTCGGGATTGACCGACTTGATGACGACCTTGGGCGGCTCCGAGTTCGGCTCGTGTTCGATGCGCTTGGCGACCAGCCCCATCCCGTCCCAGATCACGAAGATCCCGGGCGGTACGGGCACACGCTGGCTGGTGTCGATCAGGATCCTGTCGCCGCTGGCGAGTAGGGGCTCCATCGAGTCCCCGTCGATGGTGATCATGCGCAAATCGGCGGGGCGCGCGCGGAACTCGTGCCGGATCACGGGATCCGGGAAGAACCACATCTCCTTGGTTTCTTCGAGGCCTTCGTTCAGTGCGCCAGGGCCGGCGGAGGCGCGCACGTCGATCTCGGGGATCGCCATATAGCCTTCCGGCGCCGTCGCCACGGTGCTCGGTTCGACGCGCCCCTCCTTCGGTGCCGCCTTCTTGCGGGGTTTGCGGGGCGGCACCTTCTTGTGCTTGAGCTCCTCGGCCTTGCAGCCAAGGTGTTCCGCCAGCGCCTCGCGATCGTCCTCGGAGAGCACTTTCGGCGTGCCGCGATAGACGAACTGATGCAGGTAGGCCGCATTTCGGCCCATGGCGAGCGACGCGGTTTTCATGTCGGTCGCCGGCTTCCGATCCTTCACCAGCTTGAGGACATTCAGCCTTACGGGGTCGAGATCCATGTCCTCATCCCTTTGCATTTGAACGATAGGATATTAACAATCTTTTCCAATTGACGCAATAGGAAGCAATCGATTTGAATATTCCTATCATGAAGACGCTGACCGAACAATTTCATTCGACCGTCGAGGAGTTCCTCGAGCGCACCGGCTTCAAGCCCACGGAATTCGGGCGCCAGTCGGTCGGAGACCCGTCTCTGGTCCTGAATTTGCGCCGAGGGCGCTCGCCGACGCTGGCGACGGCCGATCGCATTCTGGCCTTCATACGGGAGGCCGACACGGCGGCGAGCAGGCGCAGACGCCGGGTGAATGGCAAGTGATTGGGAACTTCCAAAAATGACAATCGAACAGGCGACAGTCAAACACCTGAACCAGGTCGAGCTCTCCCGCAGGTGGAGCCTGAGCCCCCGAACGCTGGAGCGTTGGCGCTGGCTCGGTGAAGGGCCGCGGTTTCTCAAGATCGGCGGTCGGGTGGTCTACCGGCTCGAGGACATCGAAGCCTACGAGGCCGAGCAGATGCGCGACAGCACGGCGGCGATCGAAGCGCCGGCCGTGGTGGGGAGGGCGACGGCATGAACGCCTTCGAGCGCCACGGCATCGACCACCTCTCGCCCTCTTCACTCAACCTCTGGGCCGCCGAGCCCGCCCTTTGGGTGATGGAACGACTGCTCGGGCGCCGGTCGCCGATCAGTGCGACGGCGGCCCGGGGCCGTGCGGCGGAACAGGGTATCCACGACGGCCTGATGCGGCCCGACCGTGACCTTGCGGCGTGTGTCGAGACGGCGGAGCGTGCCTTCGATCGCGATATGGTGCTCATCGCCGATGAGCGACGCGAGGCGGAACGCAAGAAACTGGCCGGGTATGTTGAACACGGGCTCGCGGAACTGCGTCAGTACGGGGTGCCGACCGCGGCGCAGGAGCGGGTCGAGATCCGTCTCGAAGACGTGGCGGTACCGGTCATCGGCTTTATCGACTGGCGGTTTGATCAGCACGGTCTGGTCATCGATCTGAAGACCGCAGAACGGCTTCCCTCAGGAATCAACGACAGTCACGGCCGGCAGGGCGCGGTCTATGCGCGCGCGCATGACAACTACGGCATGCGTTTCGCCTATGTGAAACCAACCGCCGGGAAGAAGGACGGACGCGCCGTCGCGGTCTACGAGATGTCGGGAGACGAGGTCCGCCGGCATCTGGAGGCTCTTCGCCAGATTGCGATCCGCCTCGGCCGGTTCTTGTCCGTGTCCCCGGATGCCGGCGAGCTCGCCGGACTGATGGTCCCCAACTACGACGCCTTCTACTGGAACAACGCGACGACCCGCGCAAACGGGGCGGCGGTCTACGGATTCTGAATATTCGAAGCTGAAAGGAGCGAGGAAATGCCTCTCAATATCGGTGCAAGCGGCAACATCAAGCCCTACGTCAAGTTCAACGCCAAAGCCGACAAGTGGTTCGTGAAGGGAGACGACGGTGACGTCGAGATCGCTCGCCCCACTTTCGTGGCCGACATGGCGAACATCGCGACCGGTTGGCTCCGGTTCCGTGAGGGCGAGGCCCCGGAACGGACCATCGATCCCTCCCTCGATCGCGCCGCGCCGAGCCCCGGCGAGGGGTTCAAGCGCGGGTTCGTCCTATCGGTGTTCAGCCAGAAGTGTTTCGGCGGGCTGGTGGAGCTTTCCAGCGCATCCATCCACATGGGAAACGCGATCCGCGAGGTCTACCAGGCGTTCGAGGAGGGTCGCGCCAATCATCCCGGCCAGGTGCCGGTCGTTGCCTGCACCGGCTCCGAGCCGATGAAGGACAAATACGGCACCAACTATCGGCCGAAGCTGGAGCTGGTGAAGTGGGTGGACCGTCCGGTAGAGCTGCCCGACGAGTGCCCGGTCGATGTCAGCGAGATCTGGCACGGCGATTCCTCGCCAAAAACACAGGCGAGCCATGTCCCGTCGCCGCCGGTCGCGGCAGCGCCCAAGGCGGCGGCCGATCCCATGCTCGAGTCCGAGTTCTGATCCGGCATTCGGTGTGACGCGAGGGAGGGCTCTCGTCCTCCCTCGCACCGACCCGGTAGCTGCGATGACCGAAAGCAACGTCCAACCCATGATCGAGCCCGACCCGAGGCAGATGCTGAGCCACCTCAAGCACCTGTTCGGCGGCGACCTCGATGGATGCCATGAAGGCAGGATCGAGCTTGCCTGGACGGATGCCCGGGATGGTCGGCTCAAACACGCCGCGATCTTCGGTACCGACGAGCTCGACGAGCTGGCCGAGCGCGCCGTAAGCGAGAACCGGGTGCCGGGCCAGAACGTCTATGTCGGGCAGGCCTTGCGCAAGGCGGACATCCCGCCCTTCGGCCGTTGCAATGACGACGACTTCCTGGCGCTCACAGCCTTCTACGTTGATCTCGATGACGACGTCCTCGCGACGGCCCGGGTGAATTACCGCCACCGGGGCTGCCCGCCGACCGCCGTCGTCGTGACCGGTCGTCATCCGCATGTCAGGGCACAGATGCTCTGGCGTCAGGAGCTTCCCGAACGCGACGCCCTGGTTTGTCGACATCAGAACCGCGCTCTCGCGGTTGCCCTTGGCGGTGATCCGTCCGTCGTCAATCCGAGCCGTGTACTGCGCCTGGGCGGCTCCATCGCCTGGCCGACCAAGCCAGGCCGGGTCATCGAACGAACCGAGTTTCTCACCTTCGACGATGGCCGACCGCGTTGGTACTACCCGGGTCAAATCGCAAAAGCCTTCCCACTGGATGAGGCGGAATCACAGCCGGAGGATGCACGATCACCGGGGCCGGTGGAGCTCAACATCGGATCCGAATTCGACGGCGTGACCGTGGAGGCGTGCCTCGCGGCGATCCGGTCCGGTGACCAGTGGCACAACAACCTGGTGCGCCTCACCGGCCACTGGATCGCCCGCGGCTGGTCCGACGACGAGATTCTGATCGCGGCCGAGGCCTTGACGCTGCCGGGCTACAAGATCGATCAGACGCGCAGCGAAGTGGCAAGGATGATCGCGGGTGGGCGCGAAAAGTGGAGCGCGCCGAACCCAACGCACGAGGTGGCCCAGGCCGACGAGGTTCGCTCGCCACTCGAGGCCGATTTCGTCGAGGATCTCAACGTCGCCATGTTGCCGCGCCGGCGGTGGCTGCTCGGGCGGTCGCTGCTTCGCGGCAACGTCTCGGTCAAGGTGGCGCCACCCGGCGTCGGCAAATCCACCCTCGGCATCGAACAGGCGGTGGCTGTGGTCACTGGCCGCGCGATCACCGGCCAGGACGTACACGAACAGGCCAAAGCCTGGATCTACAACAACGAGGACGACGCAGACGAGCTAAGAAGGCGTCTTGCGGCGGTTCTGCAGCACTGGGACGTACCCTTCGGCGAGGTGAAGGGGAGGCTCGCGCTCAATAGCGGCGCCGACCGCCCCTTGATGCTCGCGCGAACCGATCGCATGGGTAACGTGGTCCGGCTTCCAGATGTCGATGCCTGCGCAAAGGAGATCCGCGAGCGGGGCATCGGGGTCTTCGTGGTCGATCCCTTCATCGAAACCCACGAGGTCAACGAGAACTCGAACGAACAGATCAAGGCCGTGGCCGCCATGTTCCGGGAGATCGCCCGGAAGGGCGACTGCGCTGTTCTTCTCGTCCATCACACGGTCAAGCCGCCGCTCGCTTCGAGCGATGGTCATGCCGGCAACATGAACACGGCGCGCGGGGCGAGCGCGCTCACCGGTGTGGCGCGCATCGTCCAGACCCTGTTCTCGATGAGTGCCAAGGATGTGGAGCGATACGGGGTCTCCGACGAGGACCGTCATCTCTATGTCCGCCTCGACGACGCCAAAGCCAATGTCGGTCTGATTACGAACAAGGCGTCGTGGTTCCGACGCGTGGGCGTCACCATCGCCAATGGGGACGAGGTTGGCGTCCTCGTGCCCGAAGAGCTGGAGCCATCCCGGAACCAGGACGACCACGATGATCTGCATCGGGCGGTCATCGCCTGCCTGTTGGCGCAAACGACCGATCCAGAAATCACGCTGAATGCGGCGGCCAAGTTTCTCGCCTGGGGCGGGGACGAACGGTTCGCCCGCTACCGGGAAACCGATGCCAAGGGCAATCAACGGGCGAGCCGCCCGTTTCGGGAGGTGCTGCTGAAGGCCTGCCGCAAGGGGATATGCATCGTGGGCGGCGGCCTCTCTCAAGGCTTCACCTGCGACGAAAAACGAAAGCCCGTGACCCTCAGGCGTTTCCAGAACGCCGCCTCGGCAGTCGACATCGCTTCCCAGCAACCAGAGTTCATGGAGGACATCTGATGGCGATATCCGTGCGCTATTTGTATGGAGCTGAGAGCCAGTGTGGACGGGCGTCCACATGCCTCCACACAAGGAAAACCGCGGATGTGGACGGATTGTGTGGACGCGCGTCCACACCGCGCCCGAAACCCCCGGAGTCCCTGCGTGTGGACGTGTGGACCGTGTGGACTCCCTATAGGGAGACGGCGGCGTCCACACGCCGGCCGCCCGTCCTCCCTCGGGAGGCGTGGTTATGACGCGCAGCTCTCGAGCTGCCGGTGTTGTCGGCTTCGATCCGACGACCGATCCGATGGCGCCATCGGCCTATGTGATTCAGGCGATCGTCGATGGCCTCGACGAAATCGCCCGCGGGATGGAGCGCAAGTGGGGCGTCGGGCGATTGCGGCTGCTGGTATCGGATCTGCTGCGCGCGAAGTTCGATGCCCAGAAGGACAAGTTCGACGCCGCGCTTCAGACCGATCGCGAAAGCTATGTGCGCGCCCAGGCGGAAGGAATGAAGCGGGCGTGGGCGGCGCTGGATCGGGCGGCGCGGGAAGACGGTCATCGGCCGCTCTCTCCGGAGGTCTGGGAATGCGTGCTGCCGTCCTCCGGCGAAGTCGTGTCCATCGTCCAAACCGATGCCGAGGCCCATCACGTTTGCCGCGAATGTCGTGTGTTCACGCTCGAGGAGGTGGGACGCCTCATCGATGGGCTGCCTGACGCCGTTCTCGAGACCAAGCGGGTGTTCCCTGGCGCCAATGTGACCCATGTCGGCAAACCGGAAATCGATTGGGAGAAGGGCGATGATCTGCCGTTCTGAGATTGCGCATGTCCCCCTGAAGACCGTTGAGCCTGCCGGCGACAGGCGCCCTGTGGTGGTCGCCATGGATCTTGGCATGCGCACCGGCTGGGCGGTCCGCCTCGAGGATGGGGCCATCGCGAGCGGCATGTCGGAGTTCCGGCCCGGGCGCTTCCAGGGCGGTGGCATGGCGTTCCTGCGGTTCAAATCCTGGCTGGAGGAACTCCATCGGACGTCAGGCCCGATCGACGCCGTGTTCTTCGAGGAGGTGCGTCGCCATCTCGGTACGACCGCCGCCCACATCTACGGCGGCTTCCTCGCTCATCTCACGGCCTGGTGCGAGCAGCGGGGCGTTGCCTACGAGGGCGTACCGGTCGGCACGATCAAGCGGCACGTCACGGGCAAGGGGAACGCTGGCAAGGACGCCGTCGTCGCCGCCGTGACGGCGATGGGTTTCGAGCCGACCGACGACAACGAAGCCGATGCCTTGGCGATCCTGAGTTGGGCGCTCGCCAGCCGGTTTGGGGAAGACGCACGATGAATGGAGAGATGCTGCTCAAGCACGCGGCCGCTGTCGTCGGTAATCGTCGCGAGACCTATGGCGAGCCTTCAGCATCGATGGCCGCCATCGCCAAGCGCTGGTCTATAACCTTGGGTCAGCCCATAACGGCATCTCAGGTGGTACTGTGCCTGATTGATCTGAAGTTGGCGCGGCTGGGCCATGACCCACATCATCTGGATAGTATGGTCGATATTGCTGGCTACGCTGCCCTTCTCAAGGAGGTGTCTCAATGACGACAACAAAATGGACGCCTAGCATGGTTG